AGGAAATCATAGACTTATGTGTGGGGATTCAACAAGTGAAGAAGATGTATCAAAATTAATGAATGGTGCTAAGGCTGATATGGTATTTACAGACCCACCTTATAATGTAAATGCAGAAAGTAGAAGCAAGAAAAATGGCATAGATAAAATAATGAATGATAATATGGAAGATGAGGAATTTGAAGTATTTATAGATAAAATATTTAAAAATCTATATAATTTTTCTATTGATGAAAGTGCTTTTTATATTTGGCATAATTATAAATGTCAATATGTATTTGAAAAGTATTTAAGAAAAAACAATTTTGAAATTAAAAATCAAATAATTTGGGTAAAGGATATACCAGCATATACAACGAATTTATATAGACAAAAGCACGAAAATTGCTTTGAAACAAGGAAGAAAAACAAAGAATATGTAATACGACAAATAAAAACTGATTGTTTTTATTGTAATAAAAATAGTTATAAAGTATTTGTGGAAGATGGGAATGATTGTAGTGTATGGAATATACCAAGTATTCAAAGTGCTAAAAGTGTAGATGAATTTGGAAGGACTTGGTTTAAAGGTGGTGCAAAAAACTTGAATCTTCATGTTACACAAAAGCCAATAGCATTATGTGCAAAAGCAATTAGACATAATTTAGAAAAAAATGGAAATGTCCTTGATTTATTTGGTGGTAGTGGTAGCACTTTAATGGCTTGTCAACAATTAGGTAAAATAGCATATACTATGGAATTAGATCCACATTATATAGATGTAATAATACAAAGATGGGAAAACTTTACAGGAGAAAAGGCAGTATTGTTAAATAGAAAGGAAAATGAATAATGATAGAAAAAGTAAATCCAAGTCATCCAGATAAAATTGCCGACAGAATAGCAGGAGCATTAGTAGATTTAGCATATAAAAAGAATGAAAGACCAAAAATAGCAGTGGAAGTATTAATAGGACACGGTATTTGCCACATAATAGCCGAAACAAGCGAAGTTTTTACAAAAGACGAAGTACAAGCCATAGTTGATAGAATAGCAGGCAAAATGGCATTAGATTTGGTTGTAGTGCCACAGGACAAACACCTAGCAGGAAATCAAGAAGAAGAAATCAGATGTGGCGACAATGGAATTTTTAAAGGCGTACCACTAACTGATAATGAAAAAGCAATAAGCGAAATGGCAAGATACATATATAATAAATACCCTTACGATGGTAAATACATTTTAACAGATGATAAAGCAATAATATGTCAAAGCAACGCAAAAAGTGATTATTTAAAAAAAGACCTATCAATGAGAATATTTGGTAAAAATATTGTAGTTAATCCACTAGGCGAATGGACAGGTGGAACAGACGTAGATACAGGAGCAACGAATCGTAAGTTAGGATCTGATATGGCACAAAGTGTCACAGGTGGAGGATTACATGGTAAAGACTTATCAAAAGCCGATGTATCGGTAAATATATATGCATTTCTAAAAGCGCAAGAAACAGGTCAAGTAGTAGAATTATGTTGTGCAATTGGAGATGATACAATAGATGGTAAACCTTATAGTGAGATAGTAGAAATAGCAAGAGAATACATTAATAAAGTTGGTGGATTTGAAAAGTTTGCTGAATGGGGATTATATTAATCCTTTTTTTTATTATCGTGGTTTAGACAAAAGCAAATAAAGATAATATATTTTTAATGAGGTGATATAGTGGCAATTAAAGGGCAAGAAAACCTTATTCCAATGGATCAACGAAGCAAGGATGAAGTAAGGGAAATTGGAAGAATAGGTGGAATTAATTCAGGAAAAGCAAGAAAAGAAAAAGCCACTATGTTACAAACACTAGAGCAATGCTTAAATGCAACTAATAAAAGTGGACAAACTTATAAGGAATTAGCAACACTAGGATTAATAAAGGGTGCAGTAAATGGTAGTGGTAAAAACTATGAAATAATACAACAATTAATGGAAAGAAAAGAAAAAAAAGAAGAAGAACAAAACATCTTCATAACTATTCCAGCTAAAGATATATCTAGTTCATTTAGTGATATAAACAGAATCATAGATGATAGAGAATATCGTGAGTATTATTTTGAGGGTGGTCGTGGTAGTACCAAGTCATCATTTATTAGTGAAAAGATAATAGAATTAATGGAAAATAATCCTAGAATGTGTTGTGTGGTACTTCGTAAGGTTAAAGACACATTAAAAGATAGTGTATTTGCACAATTAGAATGGGCATTAGATACATTAAATGAAACATATACAGGGTTAAAAGAAAGATATAAAATAACAAAATCACCATTAGAAATAACTAACATAAAGACAGGTCAAGTTATATACTTTCGTGGTGCAGATGATTATGGAAAGATTAAATCATTAAAAACTCCTAAAGATATGTATGTAGGTATAACATGGTATGAAGAGTTTGACCAGTTTGCAGGAATGATGGAAGTAAGAAAGATAAATCAGTCATTAATTCGTGGTGGTGATGATTTTATACAATTCTATTCATACAATACACCAGCAAGTTCACAACATTTTGTAAACATAGAAAAGATAGCACCTAAAGACTCAAGAATAGTTCATTTAAGTGATTATAGGTCAGTGCCTAAAAAGTGGCTAGGACAGGCATTTATTGATGAAGCAGAGTATCTTAAAGATGTAAATGAAAAGTTATATCGTAATGAATATCTAGGAGAAATGACAGGAGTCGGTGGCAATGTATTTGAGAATATTGAATTACGAGAAATAACAGATGAAGAAATAAATACATTTGACTACATATATCAAGGAATGGACTTTGGATGGTTTCCTGATCCATTAGCATGGACAAAGAGTTGTTATAATCCTAGCCAAAGAACATTGTATATATTTGATGAATTTGTTGTTAATAAAATGAGTAATGCAGATGTATGGGAACACTTAAAGGAAGAAAAAGGAGTGAAAGAAGATGACCTGATTATAGCTGATAGTGCAGAGCCAAAATCTATTGGAGATTTTAGGGCTTATGGTTCATCAATGAAAGGTGCTGAAAAAGGAGCAGGAAGTGTGGAATATTCTATGAAGTGGTTAAGTTCACTTGCTAAAATTGTAATAGACCAGAAAAGGTGTCCTGTATCGGCACAAGAGTTTTCAACTTATGAATATCAACAAGATAAAGATGGTAATTATATAAGTGGTTATATAGATGCAGATAACCATTGCATTGATAGTGTAAGATATGCATTAAATAATATTTGGAAAAAGAAAGGACAATAGAAATGTTTAAAAATATAATTCAATATGTTTTAAATTTTTTATTTAAAACGAATACACAAACAACAGACAAAGAGATTAATGACAATAGCAAATATGCTCAATTATACGAAAGCATAGATGACATAAATTTTGGTGCTATATTTTCTAATAAATTAGCAAATTACACAATTAGTGATAGCAACATGAATATTGAAGGAGAAAACAAAAGAGTTGATTTACTTAACCAAGTAGGACAAAGTATGTGGAAGAAATCAAAGAAGATAACATCAATGGCATTAGGTTATGGTGGAGTTATAATTGTTCCTTATGTAAAAGGTGGAAAGATATATTATAACCTAGTTCCACAAAGTAGATTAACAATAGATAAAACAGATGGAGATTTAATAACAGGTGCTACTGTATTAGCAGAAAGAAAAGTAATTAAAGGCACAATAAGTGAAACTGTTTACTTACGTTGGACAAATTATCAAATAGAAAATGGTAATATGGTAATTACACAACAATATACTGATGAAAAAGGAAACAAAATATCTGTACCAGACTTTTGGAAAGATATACAAGAAATACAGGGAATATCAAATGTAGATAGGGTGTTATTTGGTTATATTAAATCACCTATTAATAATCGTAAGGCAAATGATAAATATGGTGTTCCAATAACATATGGTTGTGAAGCTACTATACTTGAAATAAAAGAAACAATGAAACAATTAGTTCGTGAATATGAATTAAAAGAAACATTTGTAGGTGCTGATGCAACAATGTTTAATGGTAAGAATGGATTACCAGCAAATGGCATATTTAGAAAAATAGATTCAACTGATGATGATTTCTTTGAAGTATATGATCCTCAATTTAGAGATTACACAATAAGATTACAAGAGTTATATAAAAGATTAGAACATGAAATAGGCACATCTTATGGAATATTAAGTGAAGTAGATACTGCACAAGCGACAGCAACTGAAATAAAAAGGTCAATGTACGATACATTTACTTTATGTGATGATATGAGGTCTAACATAGAAAAAGGATTAGAAGATTTCTTTTATGCTTGTAATGTGTTAGCGAATGCATATAAATTAAGTCCACAGGGTGAATACGAATTAAGTTTTGAATGGTCATATAGTTTATTAGAAGATACACAAGCAGAATGGAGCCAATTAACTTGGGCAAATAACAAAGGAATTATAGATGATGTTGAAATAAGACAATGGTTAAAGCCAGATGAAACATTAGAAGATAGTCAAAAGGCAATAGAAGAAATACGAGAAAAACAACCTAAGATAGATGATTTATTAGGAACAAGAGGTGATGACAATGGTTAGTATATATAGATATGAAACAGCAACATTGCCATTAAAATTTAAACCAACAGGGGTATTAAATGATTATAAACATATAATAGTTAGCATAGCACAAAATGAAATACAAGTTGATAAAGATGAAAATGACTTAACAATAGATACAACAAATGACACAATTACATTATCATTAACACAAGAAGATACAGGTAAATTCAAATCTCAAAGAGCAGAAATACAAGTAAATATATATTATAACAATGAAGAAAGAGATGTTTCTACACGAGGTGCAATAGTCTTTTTAGATAACTTGTACAAGAAGGTGATTGATGATGAATAATATTGAAATGACAATAGATTCTAATAGTGAAGAAATTGGCTTTAATATAGAAAAGCAAAGTGGTGGAACAAGTGATTATACTGATTTAACTAATAAACCAAAAATAAATAATGTTGAATTAAGTGGTAATAAGACAACAAGTGATTTAGGATTATTTAGTGGAAGTTATAATGACTTAACAAATAAACCTACTATTCCAACAAATAGTGATTTTACATTAAATGGATTAAGCGAGAAAAGTTATAATAATCTAACAGATAAACCAACAATTCCAGTAGTTCCAACAAATGTAAGTGCATTTACAAATGACACAGGATATTTAACACAACATCAAGATATAAGTGGCAAATTAGATACAAGCAAAGTTAAATCAACATATTCAACAACAAGTGGAGATGTTTATGATGTGTCTTATATTAATTCAACAATAGGTGATATAGAAACATTGTTGGGAGGTATTTAATGAGTGTAGCAAGTGAAATAACAAGATTACAAAATGCAAAAGCAAGTTTAAAATCTTCTATAAATGCCAAGACAGACCAACAACATCAAATAACAAATGAAACAATAGACCATTATAGCGATTTTGTTGATAGTATACAAACAGGTGGTGGAACAAGTTATCCACCAGATTGGTCGCAAATAGGATATAATAATACACCACAAAGTGTTATTGATGATTTTAATTATGCAAAAGAAATATATGATAATTGGAATATTAATGTTAGTGATTTATCAAACAAGTTTAACAGCGATGATAAATTAGTGTATATGCCTTTGGTAGATACATCAAATGTTACAAACATAGATGGTTGTTTTGGATATTGTACAAACTTGTATTATGTCCCTTTGTTAAATACATCAAATATCACAAGTATGCAAAGTTCTTTTTCAAGTTGTAAAAGTTTAAAAAGTATTCCTTTATTAGACACAAAAAATGTTACAACAATGAGATTTGCTTTTCAAGAATGTAGTTTTTTAGAAGATATCCCACAATTTGATACATCAAGTATTGTTCGTTTAAGTAATATGTTTACTAATTGCCCAAAATTAACAGATACAAGTTTAAATAATATATTAAAAATGTGTATTAATATTAATCCTAATTATTCAAGAAGTAAGACATTATATGAATTAGGTCTTAGTAGTTCAAACTATCCTTCAAGCAAAATAAAAACATTACCAAGTTATCAAGATTTTATAAATGCTGGTTGGACAATAGGTTATTAGGAGGTAAATTCCTATGGACAATTTAGCAATTGAACGTATCGTACAACGTCAAATAAAGGCAAATGAACGTGTTTTAAAAGAGATAGGTAAAATCATAGGCATGATAGGTGATTTAAATCCTAGTG